CGATGAGATTGATCTCATGAGTCAGATTAATACAAAAAAAGACATTGACGCCTACTTGAAACTGGCAGGACAGGAGACAAAGAAATGATATGGCCATTTAAAACTACACCCAAAACAGAAACAAAAGTTCCTGAGTTTACAGATATCAAGTTTGGCGCTCATCTTTATAAACCGCAAATTGATATAACTCCACACGAGGTAGCACTGCTATTGCCCATGTTCCGTACCGGATGGGGACTTATAAATTATCAACCTTATGTTGAAAAAAATAACCTTGCGAGACACTTTGTAAAAGTAGAAGAATGAAGTATACCTGTCAGTATTGTCGTAAAGACTTCATGAGAGAAGCCAGCCTTACGGTGCACTCGTGCGAACCGCGTCGTCGCCGTCAGGAAAAAGACGAACCCGGTGTGCGCCTGGGCTTCAATGCCTACCTCAAGTTCTATGAACTCACACAGGGATCTGCCCGTCTCAAGACTTTTGATGATTTTGCTGACAGTCCCTACTACAAGGCCTTTGTGAAGTTTGGTCGCTACTGTGTGGACATACGTGCTGTCAATCCAGCACGTTTTGTTGAATGGGTGTTAAAACAAAACAAGAAACTGGATCATTGGGCACGCGACAGTGTTTACACTGAATACTTGACCGATTACCTGCGTGTGGAAAATGTAAATGATGCCCTGGCCCGTGCCATTGAGTTTGGCATAGATTGGTCTGAACAAACAGGCAATCCTCCACACGATTGTCTACGCTACGGCAATACCAACAGCATGGCCTATGCTGTTAGTACAGGTCGTATCAGTCCTTGGATCATTTACAACTGTGAAAGCGGACAAAAATTCTTGTCAGAACTGGATGCCACACAGATTGCCATGATTTGGAGTTACATTGATTCGGACGTTTGGATGCGGAAGTTTACAGACTACCCAGCCGACCAAGAGTATGTGAAAGAAATATTAAACAAGGCAGGTTGGTAATGAGCGCAGATATTGACATTGATCTGGCTGACAGAGATCAGTTATTAAAATTAATACAGGCTACACCAGCACGTCAGTCACATCAAGGCCAGGTACGCAGACACAACTCGGGTGTGTATGTCACAGACATTCCCTACGATCCAGTCAATGAGTGTGCGGCCATTGATTATGAAACTGCCGAGGATCTGGGCTACTTCAAGATTGATCTACTGAACATGACTGTGTATCAATTGGTGCAAAGTCCTGAACATTACAAACAACTGTTATCACAAGAACCCACGTGGTCTAGGCTATGGACCGATCCCGAATGGGCACAACAGTTGGTACACGTGGGCAACTATGTAGAACTGTTACAGAGCATGAAGCCTGATTCTATACCAAGATTGGCAGCATTTATCAGTATTATCAGACCAGGCAAGGCACACTTGCAAAATAGACCCTGGTCAGAAGTGTTTGAATCAGTATGGGATGGCGACGAAAGTAGAGGATACACATTTAAAAAGAGCCACGCAATTTCTTATGCTGCATTGGTAGCACTACACATGAACTTACTCAGTCAAGACGTCTAACCAAGGTAATACTGCGGCGTTTGGATCTTTTGCGACTCATTTCAGTTAAACTACAAACAGGGCCATGTAAGATTTGTAGATCTTTGTTGACAAAGGTTCTAATATAGGCCTTGAATGGTTCCCATTCTGTTTTGAGAAATATGTTTATTGGAACACTGCGGTTGCTTTCCCACCACCAAATATTGGCCAATTCTAAAAATTTCTTCTTGATTTCCATGTCCTTGATATTACCAAAGTCGTAGATAGTAGTTATGGTATCATCTTGATTTTGTATAATTCCCAAGTACTCGGTGTTGGCATACACGCACAGGGTTATAAATGGGTATTTTTTAGCCAATTGTTCAAAAACATTGTTGTTCATATTATGGCGTATTTATGGTTTTGGTCAGACCGGTTAAACTATAAATACAAGCATGTATTCTACCGACGCCTATATCTACCAACAGATCACACAAGTGTTGACCATAGACACCGTCGACGGAGAATCTTTCATTTATAGGTATAACCCCGTGTACGCTAAAAAACTAACCATTAACAAAGGAGTTGACAACGTCCTGTTGTTTCAATTCATAAATCAAGAGGAAAAACCTGTAGATATCACAGGTAGCACATTCATGTTCCGTGTGATCAACACCGAGGGCACTGAAATCTTGATCGAAGCGCCCCTTGTGACTCTAAATGCCGCCTTGGGTCGTGCCAAAGTGACCCTGCCGGGCAACACCCTATTGGATGTGCTGGCACAACCAGCCAACTACAGCATAAGCCGCGCCAGTGGTAATCTCAACGAAGCAGTGTTTACCAATGCACAGTCGGGCGCACGGGCTCCTTTGGACATTGTAGACAGCGTGTACCCCGAGTCGGTGCCCAGTGCTCCACTGACCATACCCACAGTCAAAATTTCAGCACAGGGCAGTTACGATGGTGCCAGTTTTGCCAACTATCCAAGCTATTCTGACTACTACTGGGCCGGCAATCCCAACGGGGCCAACTACTGGAACAGTTTTTTAAACACAGAATTTTACAGCAGTTTTATTGAACCAAAGAATAGCATAACTACCATACAGATGGACCTGGTACAGTATACCGGAACCATCAAGGCACAGTGGGCCGAAAACTACGAATCAGTCCCTATCAATGCCACCGAGTCAACCACCTATCTCAATCATACCGGCACTATTCACATGAACGTGCTGGGTTGGTATCCGCTCATGCGCCTGTGCTTTAACAACAGCATCTTTGCTGTGCCCAATGGACAAGGTGTACCAGCGCAGGCCTATGCAGTTTGTGAAAATGGTTCGGTCACAGAAATTGTAGTACTGAACGCCGGATTTGGTTATCTGGCTCCGCCACAGATTTCAATCGTAGGTGACGGATCCGGAGCCACTGCCCAGGCCGAAATCAACGAGAATGGAGAGGTTACCGCAATCAACGTGACCAACGGTGGTTCGGGCTACTGGTTGGTACCCAATGCCGGAGTCAATACTCCTTACTATCCCTTGGCACCCAACCAACAAGGCGCCCTGGTCCTGATTGGTACGGGCTTTGTAGAAAATCTCTACTATAGATAATCCAATCCAGTTGTATTTGCCCAAACGATCTGCTACAATGTAGTATGATTGATGTGATTTCTTTTTTACCAGCCAAACGAAAACAAACTGCATCGGGTTGGATCAGCTTCAACGCACCTTGTTGCATTCATCGCGGTGACACACAAGACAAGCGACAACGCGGTGGCATCAAACCCGGCACGGATGGTTCTTGGTCATATCATTGTTTTAACTGTGGCTATACTGCAAGTTTTGTTTTGGGTCGTACCTTGACATTCAAAGCCCGTTGCCTGTTGGAATGGTTGAATGTTCCACAGGAAGAAATTGAACGCATCAATCTTGAAAGTCTAAAGCAGAAATCAATCGACGGCCTATTGCACGAGCGTCAGGCCATGGTAAATCGATCACAGAATATTACATTTGAAGATAGAGATTTGCCCGCCGACACACAAGAGTTGAATGAATCTGCTGTGGAATATTTGCAACGTAGATCGATGCCTGTGGATTATCCATTCTTGTACAAGTCCAAGCCAAGACCGGGCATTGTAATTCCGTTCACACATGACAATCAGGTGGTAGGACACACCACTAGATTCCTAGATGATCGCACACCCCGGTACATTCAAGACATACAGCACGGCTATGTGTTTGGTACAGATCTGCAACGTGATACCTGGCAATCGGTCTTGGTCATGGAAGGTGTTTTTGATGCACTCAGCGTCAACGGGCTTGCAGTATTACATGCCGAGATCAACGATGCGCAGGTTAGACTGATACGCAGTCTTGGTCGTGAAGTTGTTATGGTACCTGATCAAGACGAAGCCGGCATGCGGCTGGTGGATCGTGCGGTCGAATTGGGTTGGGCAGTAAGCATGCCCGAGTGGCCCGCAGACGTAAAAGATGTAAACGATGCGGTAATTCGTTGGGGTCGTTTGGCAACCTTGCTAACTATAATGCAGGCCAAGGAGACCAGTCGAATCAAAATTGAACTAAGGAAAAAACAACTTGTTAAAAGACTACGGACTTGACGTCCAAAAACTATTCTTAGAAATGATGTTGCAAGACGCAGAGTCGTATGTGCGTGTGCAGAACATTTACAATCCTGAAAACTTTGATAGAAGTTTGCGGCCAGCAGCTGAGTTTATTGCTGAACACAGTGACCAACACAAGACCCTGCCCACTGTGGAACAGATCAGTGCCAGCACAGGCGTACGGCTACAGTCAGTACCCGACCTTAATGATGGACACTTTGAATGGTTCATGGCCGAGTTTGAACAGTTCACTCGTAGACAAGAACTAGAGCGTGCAATTCTCAAAAGTGCAGACCTGTTGGAAAAAGGCGAGTATGATCCGGTAGAGAAGTTGATCAAGGATGCTGTTCAGATTAGTTTGACCAAGGACATGGGCACAGACTACTGGGCCGATCCGCGTGCCAGGATTGACCGATATTTTAACTCAGGCGGACAAGTGTCAACAGGTTGGCCACAGATGGACAAGATCTTGTACGGCGGATTCAGCCGCGGCGAACTGAATATTTTTGCTGGAGGATCTGGCTCGGGTAAATCCTTGGTCATGATGAACATAGCACTGAGTTGGTTGCAGGCCGGATTGAGCGGGGTGTATATCAGTTTAGAACTATCAGAAGAACTGTGTGCGCTTAGAACTGATGCCATGTTGGCCGGAATGAGTACCAAAGATATTCGCAAGGACATTGATCAGACTGAACTCAAGGTCAAGCTGGTTAGTAAGAAGGCCGGACAGTATAGAATCAAGGCCTTGCCAGCACAATCAAACATCAATGACATTAGAAGTTATATCAAAGAAGTACAAGTGCAAACCGGTATTAAAGTAGACTTTATCATGTGTGACTACTTGGACCTGTTGATGCCGGTATCGGCCAAGGTCAGTCCCAATGATCTGTTTGTCAAAGACAAATATGTGTCAGAAGAATTACGCAACTTGGCCAAAGAACTTAACGTGTTGTTTGTGACAGCGTCGCAGTTGAATCGATCGGCTGTGGAAGAAATTGAATTTGATCACAGTCATATTTCAGGTGGTATTTCGAAGATCAACACAGCCGACAACGTGTTTGGCATCTTTACCAGCAGAGCCATGCGTGAACGTGGCAAGTATCAAATACAGTGTATGAAGTCGCGTAGTAGTACAGGTGTGGGCATGAAAATTGACTTGGATTACAATATTGAAACCATGCGTATTACAGATCCAGGAGAAGAAGCACAGTCAGGCGGATTTAAACGACCCGGTGGCAACTTGCTGGATAGTATCAAGGCCAAGAGCACAATGATTTCAGCTGAAGCACCGATGCCGGAAGAAACCGGCAAGATCACAGCCGATGTACAAAGTGCCAAACTCAAACAGTTGCTGGGTCAAATCAAGTCCAATTAAATAACTGTTATTTAGAGTACAAGCCGCTAAATAATAAAAAAGGTCTTGACCCTATGCAAAAGAAAACTAGAAGCCTGTTGGAAGAACTGGATGCCATGTATATTGAGCGTGATCAACGCCATATCATTGAAAATCGTGCCAACAACATTATCACATCGGCTATTCGTTTGCTAGAAGAAATCGAAGGCAACTACACGCCCGAACAGGCGGAAAATCTCACAAGAAAATTGCTCAATGCCATACGGTTAAAAGACCCTGAAAAATTTACCAGGACTGTCAGGAAAACCGATGCAAATTCATGAAATCACAATTGGCAGTGGACCCAAAGCACAGGTGTTTGTCAATAAAAGTCATGGATATATTGACAGCAAAACTGGCAAACCCATACCGCCAGCGGTTGCCAAGGCCATGGATTTAAAATGAAAATCTTAGAAGGCGGTAATGTATTCAAGAATGGTGACGGCCAGGCCTTGACACAGCGTATTGCACAGGCTGATGTAAAACCTACCTTGGCTTGGCTAGAACAGATGTTGCCCGATCTTGACTTACAAAACAATACCCTCGGCTCCACTGGGATCAAAGACACTTCGGGTGATCTTGATATTGCGGTAGACGCCAACCGAGTTACCAAAGAACAACTGATTGCAAGATTATCACAATGGGCTGTCAGTCATGGATTTAAACCTGAAGACTATGTGCGCAAGTCTGGTTCGGCTGTGCATTTCAAAACACCCATTGATGGTCGCCCAGACCGCGGCTATGTGCAGACTGACTTTATGTTTATGAAGGATGTGCCTTGGTCAAAGTTTGTGTTGGGTGCCATGCCTCAAGACAGCAAGTACAAAGGACGCGAACGCAATGTGTTAATGAACAGCATAGCCAAAAGCATGGGTTACAAGCTGAATCAAAATAGTGGTATCGCCGACCGTGCCACTGATCAATTGATTACAAACGATCCAGATCAAGTGGCCAAACTGCTGTTAAACAAGACAGCCACTCGTCAAGATTTGGCTTCAGTAGAATCAATCCTGCAGTCACTCAGCACCGATCCTGACCGTGACGCCAAGCTGGCCGATTTTAAACAGCACATGGAACGTGAAGGTTTACCGTTCATGGAAGACACCATGGAAAGTGCCGATCCATACATTGAGTACAGTGATGTGAACTTTTTAGCCAGACTCCGCGACCGCATAGTTAACCAAGGCATGCGTCCCTTGATTGAAAATCAAGTACAAGGTGGCCGCGCCAAGGGTATTGAACATCTTGAAGATTTAGTGTTTCGTTTGGGCAGTCGTGGCATCAAACAGGCCCTGGACATTGTGAAACACACCACGCAAGACACACCAGGAACCACCACAGTAAAATGGGACGGCAAACCTGCTTTGGTGTTTGGCCGTGACGCCGACGGTACATTTATTTTAACTGATGTGTCAGGATTTACCGCCCGCGGTTACAATGGTTTGTTTACCAGTCCTAGACAGGTGCGTCAACACTTGGCCGCCAGAGATCGTGAAGCCGAAGCACAGGGCCGTCCGGCCACACGAGTTCAAGAGCTGGCTCCAATCTATGACAAGTTATGGAGCATGCTGGATGCAGCCGTTCCTAAAAATTATCAAGGATTTTTTCAAGGCGATTTGTTGTACATGACAACTCCACCTATTGAAGCTGGAAACTATGTATTTAGGCCCAACGAGATAACATATCGTATTCCGGCAGCCAGCGATGTTGGACAACGCATCGGTGCCAGCGATGTTGGCATAGCCATGCATACTCGTTATGCCGAACCCGGCGCCGCCAAGGAGCCTATTGGCACGTTCAAATTTAATTCGGTACCAGGATTGTTGCTGTTGGAACCCATGTCGGCCAAACAAAATGTCAGACCCGAAACACAGACTGTCAAGCAATTGCGCAACATTTACAAAAACCAAGGTGCCGCTATAGATCAACTGTTCAATCCGGCTGATCTGCGTGCTCAACAAATTACTGATCTGCCCAAGTTGTGCATAGACTATATCAACAGCCGAGTGGGTGCAAATTTTGATAACTTGTTGTCGGACTTTGGACCATGGCTTTTGCAACATGCTGGTCCACGCAAGTTCAGCAACATAGTAGAATACCTAAAAAGTCCACAGGCCAATCTTGGAGCCATGGCGGCCGCATTTGATGCTTGGGAACTGCTACATGCCATCAAGATGGATCTGCTAGGTCAACTGGACCTACAGCATCCAGGACAAGAAGGTTGGGTCATGGCCACTCCAGCTGGCATGGCCAAGGCAGTAAATCGTTTGGCCGGTGGATTTACCGCCGCGAATCGTGCTCTAAATAACCCCAAACAGACAACCTAAATCTCCTTTTTTACCAGAAATGGTAAATACTTGCAGGTCCTCCGTGACCATATATTAAGGAGATTTAAAATGGCTTATATTACCGTAGTTTCTGGTGGCGCACAACCAGTATTTGCAACCGACGTATTAAACGGCTCCGTTGCTCAAGGCGCAAACTTAGCAAACGCTTCAGTAACCAACTTCCAAGGTCCTAAATTAGACTTCTGGTCAGTTAATGCTAACTCTTCATTGGGTGTAAGCGGTGCTGGTAATGTTAATGGATTTGTATCCAACACATTGCAAGCAATTCAACAAGTTTCTACAGTTGCTATGTATCAGGTTAATCCTGCTGCTCCAACAGTATTGAACGTTGCTGTATTCCCAGTTGGCTCTTTTGCTAACGCGGCTACATTCTTGACAGCTTGCCAAGGTGCTAACGCTACTGGTGGTTTGAACATTGGTTGGGCTTCTTCCAATGCTTACGCTACATTCACAACACAATAATAGTTTACGCTATTAGCACTAAACCCTGGAATAAACACCCAGGGTTTTTTGTTGACTAAGTATTTGTACCATGACAGTTAGTAAAATCACAGAAGTGACCATATATGAAAGTCCCGACGGCGGTCACACAGTATATGCTCGTAGACCCGGAAGCACACAAAGAGAATTATACAGTCAAAGCGAGGAACGACAGCTGGAGCTGGCTGAACTGGAACAACAAAAACGCTGGGTTGATATTTTTCAAGAAAGAAAAAACAATGCTGAACTGGATCGCCTGTGCGAGCAGGTGGAAATGTTTTATGAGTTGGGTCGCCTATGAGATACGCTTGTCAAACCTGGTTTGATATCACTGCCACCGGCGTGACCGGACATTTTAAACCGGCCTCTGTTCCGTTTCAAGACAAATCTGGACAAACAATACATGATCAACACACCTGGAATCATGCTCGCAACCAACAGCGTAACTGGGAAACCTTGACACAATTGATTGCTATGCGTGCCAATTTATCAGACCTAACGGAACCCCAAGGACACAAAGGTACCTGGACCTTTGAATTTGAAACAGAAACTGCTGATGTGTTTGGACCGCCAGATAATCCGGTATCAGTTTTGTTGTCAGATGCCGCCGGCGTACCCATGATTAACAATTTAAACAACACTCGAGAAGTGTCTGCGGTTTTGCAAACAAAACCACCAGGGCAAAACATTTGGTTTATACCTATTTCCATAAATAATTGATAAGCTTCTGCCTGGTGCGGAACAATAAAATAGAGAATATTATTATGATCGAAGCTACTGAAATTGAAAAAAAGAGCTTGGAAGCACACGTGGAATTATGTGCTGAACGCTATAATGCCCTAGAAGACAAGATAGCAGTGTTGACCAACAGTATCCATGACGCCTGTGTAATGATTAAAGAAGTAAAAGATACCGTGAGTCGAATGGCCGACAAACGCAATGATCAATTGATCGGTTGGGGGCTAGGAGTTATTGGATTCCTGGTGGCTACCTGTGGCTGGCTTATTATGCATTATGTATTGGTCAAATGAAGTCAGACCAAGAATTTGACCGCATGTTTCGCCAGGAATTCAAGTCGATTACTCCCAACTTGATCTGGCAGGATGATGATGGCGCCTACGAAGCATTTGGAAAATATCGTATTGTTCCTGAGCGTCCCGGATATCGTGTATTTTGTTCAGCCACAGATGTGGGTGTTTTTAACAGCACTAGATCAGCCTTAAGCTGGTGTATTGCCGACAAAAACAAGGCCTACAACACAGCTAGAGAAATACTAAATTTAGATAATCAATTGTCCGCACTAACCACTGATATAGCTGTTAGATCTGCGGTAGGTGAGCGTAGCAAACAGTGGGACTTTAGAGACAGTATAGGCGCCAAATTAGAAACCAAAATTATACGCAAAAAACAAGTTGAAAACGAATTGACCAAATGTGTAAACTGGGCTAAATATATTCAACAACGAGGATTTGAAAATGAAACTGCAAGAACTGGCCGCAATCAGCCCAACAAAGCAAGCCGCTAAGGTATTTGAAAGCTATTTTGGTGGTCGCATCGACATCAACAATATCAGCCGTGTTCAGGCACGCACCCTATTGAACCGTGTACGTCGTTTGGTTGCTGAACATCGTCGCACACCAGAATTTCATCGCAGTGAGCAAAATCCTAGCTATCTTAAATTGGTCATGATGGAACAGGTACTGTCGGCCAAGATCAAAGAAGATGGTGGTGCTACTGTGGGATTTGCACAACCGTCGGGCGGAACAGCTGCCAAGACTGATCCATCGGCACAAGGTACTGAGGCCATGATGGCTGTTAAAATACAGCAGAAGAAAAAACAAGATCAAGATCAACTCAAGCAGATTGATCAACAAACGCAGGCCCTACAAAAACAAAAAAGTCAAATTCAACAACAAATGAACAATCCCACCATGTCTGAAACACGCCAGGCTCGTCGTTTACGTGAAGCCAGCGAAATTCAACAGGCTCAGGTAGTACTGGCCAGCCAAGACATGGTTGATCAAGTGCAAAAAATGATTGAACAGGTCACCAGCATGCAGTTTAAAGATCTGCCTGCTCTTGTAGATCAAATCAAAAATGAAGTTGGCATAGATCAAGCTGGTCAGTTCAACACTGACGCCAATGCCGCATTGGGTGGTCTGGTGCAGAACTTGCAAGGCAGCAAGCAACAATTGGAACAGGCCTTAGGTGTAGTTACTGGCCAGGCACCGGTCATTCCTGGACAAGACATGGGTGCCGAAATGCCACCTGAAGAATTGCCAGCTGAAATGCCACCTGAAGAAGAATTACCAGCACCTGAAGCTGAAACTCCACAAGCCGCATTGGGCCGCGGTCGCAGATAATGCGTATCGATGAAGTAGCAGAACCATCTGGCCAAAAGCTAATGGCTCTCAGCCAATTCCTAAGTGGTCGCAGCGACGACGAATCTGCCCGTAAACAAATTAGCCAGGATGCCTTTATTGACCTGGCCAAAAGTCTAGGTATCAATGTTACTCCAGAAAATCTTGGAGACCTGATCAATCAGGCTCCTTTAAACAATGTATTGGAACCTTTGGATCCCACTTCGGGTGTGGTGCGCTTCAAAGGCGACACCGAAGCCGATACCGGTATGACGGTGGATCAAGCCCGTGCAGTAGTAGATTCAAATGCCAAGAAAGCGCTCAAGCGCCGACAGTAACCAATTTGGTTGACATAGACTATATAATCATGTATAGTTAGACAGAAGGCAAATATGAAAAAATTTATAGTTGTTTTATTAATGAGTTTATCGGCGGTCAGTGTAGCACACGCTGAATATTGGCGCCATGGTGGCGGCCGTTACTATTGGCATCCAGGCTATGGATGGGTGGCTCCGGCCGTGGTAGGCGGTGTT